GTCATAAAATCACGCGCCGGGCTGTTATAAGTCCCGTATTGATTCCATATTGCCACATCAATAACACTTGCGCCGTTGTCATATTTCAAATTGACTGTATTCGGAAAACCGCAAGCCGCCTCAAGGTCTTGCATTTTTTTTGCTTTCTTCAAAAGCTTTTCGGCAAAACCTTTATTTTTCTGTTGAAAAGTCGCGGTCGCCTGCATTTTTCCAAATCCTCAAAATGTGTCAGGGCTTAAAACAACGTAGCCATAAAGCGCGCACATCTGCAACAGCTCAAGGAATCGCAAGCCGTAAACCGTTCTGCCCAAATCGGCAAAAAGCGGATTGTCGCTTGTTATCAAAGAGTTGTTGACAAACGATTGCGATAAGCTCGCATTGCTTGCGCTAATTGAGCTCGCCACTCCGGTATTTAACATACTGGAGTTTTTACCGGCATTTGCCAAACCGGACGAGATATTGAACTCAATCGCCAAACAATGCGCGGTAAACAAGAAAACGGCGTCCGTTCTAAACTCGCCAAAAGTCGTATTGCTTACAAACCTATCGGCAAAGCTGCCCCGATAATTTACGGCGGATTGCTCCACAACGGCAAATTCGGGATAAGCTTTTATAAAATCTACATAAACGAACGCCATTTTGTTTTACCCTAAGTTAATATCAATACTTCCAGCCGGTTTAAAAGCCTTGCCGCCTGCGTCTTTTTTGACTTCCGCGGCAATGGTCATAAATCCGTCTGTCCGGCTTACGTTTTCCGTCAGATATTCCGGGGCTTTCTGCACCGATATATCTTTACTTAACGGCTCGTCCTTATCCACTTGTTTGGTTGCCCGTAAAAGCCCCTTGTCAAGCAGATTGCGGATATATTGAAGTTTTAACAGTTCTTCAAAAATATCTGCGTCAACCTTTTTGCACTCCCGTGAGATTATCTCAATTTCGTGCTTGCCGATTCGCAACAAAAGCGGGTTTACGGACATATTCCAAACCGTGTAATATGACTTACTAGCCGGTATATATTCCTTTTCTACCGGTTGCGCCTCTTTTTTAACGCCTTGCGCTGCTGCCAGTTTTTCCTGATTGACTGCCGCCAAAACATCAGAGTCTTTTACCTCTTCCGCTTTGTCTTCTGCTGCCGCCTTAACCTCTTTTTTAGGCTCGGCGGCTTTTTTTGCCGCCTTGCCTAATTTATTTCCTTTTTGAAAAGCCATTTTTATTTACCCCCCATTTTCAAAAGTTATGATTAAATGCCGTCAACATACATAGTCGCTGCAGGTTGGCGCATAGCATACGAGCCGTGTTTCTGTTCAGAATAGAACTCGGCACCAAGCGGAACCGGAACCGGCGCTTGCACCTGATAGGGCAGCGGGAACGGCATAGCCTGATTTTTCGCGCTACGGTCTTGAACAACCATACGGTTAGCACCGTCAACACCTGCTCCCTGCAGATAACGAATCGGCACGATTTCCAGTTCCTGCCCGCGCAACTGTGTATACAGATTATTGCGTTTCAGGTAATCCAGCGCAGAGCTAAATGCGGCTGTTGCCCCGCCAGTCCCCAACGTGAACGGCGTGTCGTTCAGCATAGAGAACTGTTCAGGCGGCAAAAAGACAACATTCGGCAGCATAACCGTTCTGGTGCGGAGATATACCGCGCGGATAGGCGACTGCACGTCTTTAATCATTTCCTGCGCCGTCTTGTCCTTCCATTTCGTGGATGCCGGATCCGATTCGGACGGCATAGCGTTAGAGATGACAACGCCCGGATAATTGATGAACCCTTGGAAACCAACAGAAGAATCGCCGAACATCGTTGACGTTTCAATCAGGTTGTCGCAAGCAACACGCATAATTTCGCCAAGTTCTTGCGCCAGATTGCCATTAAAGCCAAACTGCCATTGTCTGGCGTCTTCGTTGTTGATTTTTGCCCCAACGGCAGAGGCTGCCAGCGGCACGGTTACCGCGCCGATAGACTGCGAAACCATCGGGATATTGTTATTTTCAGCCTGTCCGATAAACGCTGCAGAGCCTTGACGGTCGCGGGTAATAAACCCGTAGTTCTGTGCGCCTGCGTTGATATTGGAGATAATCTGGTCGTCTTTAAGGACTTTATACCAGTCCTGCTCCGGGTATTCAACGTCAAAAAATGCGGAATCAACGGCTGTATAGATTGAAAAAGCAACTTCCTGTGCGGTTACTGCCTTTTGTCCACCATAAGTGATACTCATTTTCTATACTCCTTATTCTAGTCGGTTACAAATTCAACCAAAGCCAAGTCGCCAGCAGCGCCGGAACTTCTAAACTTAACATTCGTCAGCTGCACGGTGTCGGTTACAGACGAAGTTGACGAATTAACGCCGCCGGACAAGGTCGCACCGGATACATTTGCAAAATCGCCGGTCTGCACCAAAGCCAAGCTATTGCCGGCAGTTCCAGCCGTGCGGGCTGTCAAAGTCATTACGCCAGCCTCAACTTCTGCGGAAACGTCCAAAGACGAGGAAGTCGTCCCCGCGTAAGCCTCGCCGGAATCGCCGTTGATAACATCCGCCAATTTCTGGGCTGTTTCATGTACAGTCCCTTTAATGGCAACATCATTTGCAGCTGCCGGTGAAGTCTTAAATGTATAGGTCGTATTACCGATTTTAAGCGTGTCGCCGTCAGACGGGTTTTTGGTAAAGGTTACAGTTCCGGTTGCAGCTACCGCCGGGGTTGTTCCCTGC